CTAGTCCTAAGTGCATTCGCTGTTCATTCGGGCTTAAAGTTTTAAGGTCCTTAATCCAGGCACTCTTCTCAGCTACATCTTCAGCTAGTTCAGTAAAGACAGTATGATCAAAGTCAACATAAACATTCTGATTCTGATAACCCCAACAAGTTTGTAGCTTTCTGTTCATATGGTTACGGAAAGAAACCAACTGAGGGATAGCACAACGTGCTGTAAGGGCCTTTTCAGCCTCTCTGACGTTATTATAGGTTGAAGTCTCAGCATCACCCATCAATTGACTAGGTACGCCATAAACGGCTGCAAATCGCTTCAAATCCCACTTCTCTGATTCTATAATAGAAAGGTCAACAGGACTAAGGCCAACTGACTGCCAGCCTAGCTTGTAACCTGACACTCCAATCTTACCCCAGTTGTCTGATCCTACCCACTCCCCTTTTCCTACAAGTTTAGCCTTTACAGCTTCAACCTGCTTTCTTGTGTCTAGTGGGTCAATACCTGCATTCATAACTCTAGGGTCATCCATATAAAGGACACCCTTAACCCCTTGATTCTCTAGCATAGCCGCACTCGCCTTAATAGCTGAGTTAGAACGGCTTAAGCGTCTCAAAGCGGATTTTAACGGACTCATTCCGTAAAGATGCGCTCCATTAATATCCCAATCATAATTCTGATATTTGTCATGTAAGACCTGACACTTAGGAAAATAAGCATCAGCAAGGTTGGTCATTACATAGGCCTCCTCGATAATTGGGAAGGTATTGGTACTGGCGATGATACTAATCTCTTGATAGGGTAGATTGTGCAACTGATAAGGCTTACCAGCATTTGCACCCATATCTAAAGTTTGCGCCCAAACGGTACGACCGCCCGTAATTAGTTTCCATCCGCTTGAATTGGCTACTAAGTCAGGAAATGTCTCGTAATCGTTAGGGTACTTTAATAAGTCTGTAAGTCTGTCAACATAGATAGGCTCTAAGGCTTTCTTTCTATATTCAACAGCTTTCTTAAAATCTTGTGTGGAAATATCCTTTTTCTTTATAAGGCCCTGGTAAGACTTAAAAGCGGCCTCGTCTACTATTTTGTAAGTGGACCATTCAGGAAGCCTGACCTTGTCTGTAATAAGGGTAACAGCTGTATAGATGATATCGTTAACCTGATATCCGTCTGTAATGTAGTTTTTGCGATTATCCGCTATTCCCACATAAGTACCTCCCATCATGGTATAAGAGGCGAAGGGCTGACCTACCGACATTAACGGCATCGCCTTACCTCTTAAAACATTCCATGCATCTTGAATCTTACCCATTTTATATTTTTACCACGCTAAAACCTCGAAACGTGGTTTGTTTAGTTTTGTATATATAGCGTATCTCATAGCGTCACACAAGTGATCCCACATTTTTACCGGCTCCTCGTTCTGATGAATCTTGCCATCCTTATCAACCTTCCATCTGTATGACCTAATCTCTTTAATCAGATTAACACTCGAAGGGCTAATGATAAGCGGTTGACTCTTAACCTTTTGTATTCCAGCGTAAACGTCTTTTGAAGCGGGTTTCGCATTAAAACCGGCCCTAGTCAGCTCCTCTATTGTCTTAGGTTCGGCATTATCGCAAAAAATTTCAACGTAGTTGCTTATCCCTAAATCCTTTAATCGTTCCGCTAGATCGCTAGTAGTTAACTTAGTTTGGTATATCATTTCCTCGACATAAGTCTTTCCATCTTTAAAACCAACTTTTACCATTGCCGTTGGGACTGAATATCCGAAGTCCAACCCGTACACTGTTTCGCAATCCTCGGGAAATTCGCCTTGCTTCCAATGTGTGTATATTATTTCCTGACTGGTTCCCCGTTCTCCTAATCCGTAAACCTTCCAAAGATTCGCGTCCGCCTCTTTCAGGCTTTCTATTTCATTAACCTGTTCTTTCGGTAGAAAGGGGTTATCCTTGTAAGTTGAGTGTATTAGTAGGTTCCCTTCCTTATCGGCTACATCATAAACCCATGAAGATTCATCCACTGGGTTAAAGTCTAGGAATATCGTTTTACGCGTTCGAAAAGCCAATTGCTGGTATATCGATTGACTAAGTAGGTTTGCCTCATTTATGTAAAGAATATCCCTTCCTGGACCTCTAACCTTACCAGAATCTTCAGCACCAAAAAACTCGATATAACTTCCGTTTGGAAAATTATAGATATTGTCGGTCTTATTGAAGGCGTCATCCGAATATAGTTCGGCTTTTTCTAGTATTTCAAGGACGTCCCGCCTTGCTCCCCGTTTAAGATGGGGTAAGGATGGACTGACGATTGATATACTTACTTTTTCCTTGTGCGGTATGTAAAGAGCTAAGAGCTGAGCAATCGAATAGGTTTTACCCGATCGGGTCGAACCCTGGTTCGCAATTACTCTGTGCTTCCTCAGGTCGTATGCTTCCCGATTCTTCCTGAATACTTCCGTGAACTTGATCTTGATATTCTTCATGCTGTGGTTGTGCTGTTGCCTGTTCGAATACTATATTAATTCCCCCTTCATGATTCATTGATATAAATTGCTTAGCTTTTCCGTAACCTCTATTTAAAAGCAATTCGGCGGCCTTTACGTCACCTTTGGCGGCCTTCTTGAGTAGGGCCTCGATAATAACCTCCATACCTTCTTTGCCGTCCTTATTCGGTCCTAATACTTCAGCCATTAACTTATCTAGGTCCGGGAGCTTCTTAGGCCTCCCGTTTGGGTTTGCATTGTTTCCGGGCTTGAATTTAACTCCGTCGTGAGGAAAGGCCATTTGTCGGTATTCTGTCGTTTGTATGCGGATTGTTGTAATTCTCCGCCTTAATTCTTAGCACAATATACTAATTTTTTTAGTATTAAGCAAAAGTACTTATTCACATAGAAACAAACCCCTAATTTAAAAATAATATGTATATTTATTTGGAATTGCATTTAGTATGTATGTATATTTGTTTTATCAATTAACCAAACATTTAACAACATGAAAAAAGCTAACACACTCCGCAAAGTAACTGTCTCTATTCGTTGGTATTTTAGGGACTTTTTTAGTATCAGCAATGGCTATACTATTTTATCTTCTAACATTTAATTTAAATATCATGAAAAATTACATAATCAACTAAAAAATAAAATAAAATGAAACAGTTGTTAACCCTTTTATTTGTACTTATGGCCGTCTGTTATTTAGTCGGCCTTTTGCAGGATCAATTTTGTAAATAGTCAAAAATCAATTTATGAAGCTTTTATCTACTCAAAATTTTAAGACGGTCAAAGGTGAAAAGTTCGGCATCCTTACCGGCATTTTATATCTAGCTCCAGCTAAGTTATCAGGCTTTGAGGTATGCCCTAAGCGGTCCGAAGGTTGCACAGCTTCGTGTCTTTATTCGGCGGGCATGGGTGCTTTTTCTAATGTTCAGAAAGCTAGAATACAAAAAACCCTTTTTTATTTCGGTGATCGGCCGAAATTTTTAGAACTAATTAAAGAGGACATAAAAAAACTACAGAAGCAAGCAAAAAAAGACGGTCAGAAGCTTGCAATCCGATTAAATGGGACTTCTGATCTCAATTGGATGCAGCATGATGTATTTTCCTCCTTTCCTGACGTTCAATTTTACGATTACACAAAGGTATTCAATCGCTTGACTAAAGAAATCCCCTCAAATTATCATTTAACCTTTTCGAAAAGTGAAAACAATGATTCAGAGTGCATCCAGGCCCTAAAATTGGGTTTCAATGTTGCTGTAGTATTCGACACTAAAAAAGGGGATGCCCTGCCTGCTTCATGGAATGGTTTTCCTGTTTACGATGGAGACGATACGGATACAAGATTTTTGGACCCTAAAGGCGGGTATGTTATCGGCTTACGGGCTAAAGGTCAGGCAAAAAAAGATATTTCCGGATTTGTTGTAACATTAAATAATGCAGCATGATAGCAAATTATAACTTTTTACAGGCCCTGGAAACGGTAGGCCCTGAATTTATGGAATTTTTAGAGTGCCATAATAACGATTTAAAACAGCAATATGAGACATTAAGCGGGATTCATTCAGAAATAAGTTTTCCGGCTTATTGCTTTATTTTTTTCTCAAAGCTTTATAAACTTCAAACCAACAATTAAACCATGAAAAAGAAAACCACAAAAAAACCTGTAAAGGTGACAAAAAAAGCCGTTAAAAAGGCTCTTTTGAGCGAATTAAACAAAAAAGGGGTCAACCCTGAATGGATCAAAAGTCATTTAATCATTATTTAAGGCCTTCGGGCCTTTTTTTTAACCCTTTATTTATGAAAACAAAAGTTATTGCCATGCTCCAGGCTGGGCATTCTGTGGGCTTTATTGCTCTTAAATTGCAGCTTTCCTTATCCTGGGTCTACAAAATTAGAGCCGATTTAAAGGCTTAAAATTTTATTGAAGTATTTATATTAACCTTAAAAAATAGGACTTAAAATGGGCTAAAAATAGCTACATATTAACCAGGGGACCGCTTGCGGTCTGTTATTAGTATTCTCTTATATTTACTAAGTGTTTACCCCTACCGTGGAAATATCAGGGGGAGCCGTGGAAATGTAAACTAGGGCCGTGGAAATGCACATGGGGGCCGTAGAAATATATTCCCAAAAATATTTTAGGGGGTTAGTGGAATTTTTACCACCCGTGGAAATATATACCCCGTGGAAATTAAAAAGGGGCAGTGGAAATACCAGCCGTGGAAATTACAATTTGCTATTCCAGTCAGATAGTATCCTAACCATCTCTAACATAACACCTTGACCACCTTTGCACTTTAGAATGTGCATACCATCTAAAGACTTTACTTCTTCACTAGCGTCTGATGGGCAAAAACAATATCTAGCCTTTTGAAACATAGGGGTATCCCATGATGAATCCCCTATAGCAATCTGATAATCAAAAGGGATTAATTCTTTGTTTCTAAGTATTGTCATCTCAGCACCCGACCTTCTTAGGTAATGATCTGCACCTGGCCATGAGGAGGCCGTGACAATATGCACCTGGAATCCCATGGAAATAAGTTCCTTAATGGCTCCTAAGTCTTTGTTATTGAATGACTTAATTATTTCCCCTTGATGGTTTACCCATATCTTACCATCCGTAAGAACTCCATCTACATCTACGCAAATTGTCATTATTTAGGTTTTTGTACTATATAAATAAACCAAGTTTTATCTCCTAGTTGCTTTCTAATTAGTTTATAAGGGTTTTCATCTATGGTAGTATAAATATTTTCTTTATATCGAATTTTAATTGAATTTTCATCACAATAAATATCGTGCTGATGGAAACCTTGCCAATTTTCAAAAGTTGCCTCATTCTCAAAACCTTGAATGATTAAATAGCCTCCAGGTTTGACTGCTTTATATAACGAACTAAAAGCCTTTACAGGATCTTGGGTGTGGTCAATTGCATTGCTTATATGTACTATTTCGTAGTCATTTTTAAAGAGTAATTCCTCAGCAGGAAAGGCCATTGGTGGAGCTAGCTTATGTCTTTCATAATCGAAAACAAGTCTGTAAAGGTCTCCTAATGGGTCCACAGCCCTAACCTCTACTAAGCCATTAAGAATAGAGACTACTCCTGAGCCTACATCTAAAACTGTGTTATGTGGAACACTTAAAATAAAGTCTGCTACCTCTTGATGAAGCTCAGGTGTCTTTACTTTCTTGACCCATCCGCTTAGGAATCGGTCTGTCTTTACAAATTGTTGCCAAAAGGCAAGCTCGTGGTAAATACCGTGTAATTCTGTGTGTGTCATTTTATATGTTTAAAGTTATAATTTGCGTAAAGTAGCGGTTTTCACTACTTTTTGCATATAATTACTTAGGCCATAATTTAGTTGTCCAATCTTTCCCATATTTTTCAGTCATATGTCTTTGACTGATAGGTGTCCAATAGTTTCTTAGTTGACTTCTAATAGCTCTTATTGGATGCGCATCTCTGTTTCTAAGATAAGTGTGACCAATTTGCGTTCCGTGATGCACTCCAACCCTATATCCTTTTTCTTTAACTCTATAGCACCAGTCTAAATCCATATAGTAATAAGCTAACATTTCATCCAACGGATTTTCACTAAATACTTCAGCATTTACCATTGGAGCTGTCCACTCTACAAATGGTGTCTCTTTAGTGCCTTGATAATCTTTTATAGGCCATTGAAATCTATGGTCAGAGGATGGCATTGCTGGGTGTAATGCTGCCCATTCATCTTTTGCCATTTCATAAGCTAACTTATGTGGTAACTCAGGATCAAAAGTTATATTAGAGACAAACCACAGATAGTCTGCTTTCCATAA